CATCTTGGTCAGCTCTGGATGTTTAGCTAATGCAGCTGGGAGCTTACTAGCTAGGTTTCCACTAAGCTTTCCTATTCCTGACTTAACAGCGTGGAGAAACTTAGTTGTAATTTCAGAAGAAGGATCCATAAACGAGCTCCAGTTATAAGTAAGAGAATCAGACACGCTACCAATTAGATGAGCTCTAAACTCAACATTAGCATCTCCAACACTTGGAGGATTGTTAAGGGTAATTCTAATTGTTCTGTTCATAGATCCTGTCATAACAACCCTGCTCCTAACAAAACTATTCCTACATCATCAACTACCACAGGAATCTTGGTTGCATCTGTTCCAGTACCATCGGAAACCATAGTAGGAGCGAGACCAGATGAAGCGGTAGCACTGATATTATTTTGAATCTTCTTAAGCTCGTTTATCATCAAAACTTCAGACGATCTCTGGGATTCTACTAAAGCACTAACCTTTGACTTGGATTGTTGCATAGCCTTGTCTTTTGCAAAAAGATTCTTAATGCTGGAAATGAAATTACTCACTCTCTTTTGTCCTATTAAAGAAGTTACAGTACCTACACCTCCTCCAACCAAACCCCCAACTAAAGTTCCAATACCTGGAACGACAGAACCTACAGCTGACCCAATAGTAGCTCCTCTCAAAACTCCACTTGTAACCCTAGATGTAACTGGCTCCTCCTTTTCTCCAAATACGAAATCTGTTATTGCCTTAGATGTTCCTTTTTCTTTGACTCCCTTAAACAGACCTCCTAACTCTATTGCAGACGCTACTATAGGAAGCGATTTAGAAGCTAAGCTAGGTAACCTCCCTAATACACCAGCTAATGGTTTAACCTTCCCTATTACACTAGTAGATTTAGATAGTACTTTAGATATTACGTTCTTTGTACTACTTCCAACTATATCTGCAGGCTTGGAGAAGATCTTAGACACTATATTACTTATAGTTGATCTTGCACTTTTAACTCCAACATCCTTAGCAAAAACATTGGTCGCCTTAGACCCACCCTTACTGAATATATTAGTCAATGATTTAACCTTATTAACGATACTACCCATAGACTTAGACAACACCTTAGACGCTATACTTCCTGCGCCACCAAGAACACCTCCTAACCTAGACAATCCTTTTCCAAATACATTAGATGTAAGGCTACTTACAATATTTTTACTAAAACCAAAGATTTTATCCTTCAACTGTTTTAAATAAGATAGTTTGACATACTTCAAAATCCCTTTCATAATAAATTTCATTGGCAAGAATAACGAACTCAATGATCCTAACAAATCACCAAAACCAGATCTAATCAACCTAGCAACATTAGAAATCCCAGAACCTAACTTCTTAAACCCTTTACCTAATAGACTAGGTAAAACAGACAACTTATCAACAACTTTAGCCATCAACTCAATTGGAGAAGACAACCCTAACAAAGATTGGATTCCCAACAATACCTGACCGAAAGGTAAAGAACTAGCCACAGCGGTAGATACCTCTTCTGCAATAGGCATCTTCTCTAGCGATTCCAATACAGATCCCATCCATTTTCTAGGGTCTATTACGTTTAACTTTTCTGCAATAGATTCCTCCGCAGGAACTAGTTTCTCTATATTTCTGCCTACCTTAGATTCCAATACTTCTATCTGTTTCTTTAGTTCCTTATCTTGTATCTCAGATAATCTATCTTGAATCTCCTCAAGAGAGTTTAACAAAAATACTATCTCTTTTAATTCTTCCCTGCTAAATTCAGATACCTGTCCTATTTGACTAGAATACTCTGATAACCTTTCTATTACTTCCTTATATTCCTTGAAGGATTCGTTATCTATATCGCCTAAACGTTCTCCTACCTCAACCAATTCGTCTCTTATATCAGATAAGACTGACATAATCTGATCACTAAGAGCTCCCGTACCACTGGAAATCTCTGACTTCTCCTTTCTGAACAGGTTGCTTATAGAAGGAATAACAGAAGTAGGAAGTAAGGTAGAAAGTGATATTCCAACTCCATCACGAGATACTGAATGGATTATCGATTTGAGCATTATGTTGAATCCTCCTTCTCAATTCAACGGCTTGGTTTAACCATTCCACTAACTCAAAATAATAATATTCTCCTGAAGGAGGAATATTACATAACCATGACAAAACTACCTCAATCTCTGACAACATCCTAAAATAAGCTTTACCGAAAAAATTCTGTAATAGGAACTACTGTATCTATACTAACCGTGCAATTATTACAAATAACCTTCTTTCTCAGGTCTACCCCAAAATCCCTCTCTTCTACCCACTCCAATATCTTCTTCAAAGTAGATGCAGGTAGCTCATCAAAATCTTTAGAAGATAAAGTAGTACATGCTCTGACTAACTCAAATTGATCGTCCAGCTTGGAAAAATCTATCCTACCAACCCTAGGCAATGTAACATCTATTTCATCAATAACGATACTAGTATCTGACCCCTCAAATGATTTGACTGGCAACTGATCCAGATCAACTCTAAACTCAACCAACCTAGAGCATGATGGACATTTTACTCCTAATGTCATATCTGATCCTAATGAATTTACCCTAACTGCCATTACTAGATAGATAAAGTCCTGTATGACCAAATCATTAACATTTATCCCATTGGTAACAGCTTGGATAGTATCCTTCAACACTCTCCAATACGAATCACCAGACACGGACAAAGCCTTTAACTCGCCTACTTTAAGTGGTCTAGCTATTACTTCGGCAGGGTAACCGAATTTACCTTCCGAGGGTAAGCTAACCTTATACGTTACCGTAGAAGTCTTCTGAGGTTTAACCTCTTCCAATACCACAGCCATTAATTATTCTCCTTATCTGGACGATCCAAACTCCACTGAAGAATACTTAAAATTTACTTGAACACCTAGATAATTATTTTGTCCGTAATCTAACTCAAACGTGTAAAAGTTAATAGGAAATGTATAGGTATATCTATAAGTAGATATAGAATCACCAGTAGAGTCTAACAACAATATCACAATATCTCTCCAATACTCAGCAGGAGGAGCAAGTTCGCCATTCTCGTTAATTATCATTCTTAGCCAAGCACTAAAATACTTAGTAACCATAAGATATTCATTTTCTACAAAGGTAAGAGAAAACTGAGAACCAGCTTGAATACCCACAGCCATACTAGCTGGAATCACAGGTGTCAGATGTAACTGATCTTCTGTTTCTATATTCAAACCGGGAAGAGAGGCAGAAACAACCAGCCCGGATACCTCATAGCTATTAGGCATATCTGCTGGTAATCTAACTTCAAAATTATAACCCATTACGGGTTGTCTTATGATTTTAGCTACATCATACAGTTTCATAATTATTCTTTCTTGCAGTAATCATACCTGAAAGTAACCGTAATCGTTAACGCATCGTTGGATGTATAATCCAAAGTAACAGGCTGTAAATTTTCTGGCCATGCGTCAATAAGAGTGTAAGTTCCTATAACACTATCATCAACACCTAACAATCTCAATTCAACAGTCCCAATGATCTCGTCTTTAGGAGACTGAGTCCCTTCCCAAGCATCCTGAATTGCTTTTCTCCACTCTGAAAGGGATTTATATACTACCAGATCTTCAGTATCCCAGAAAGACAAGTCAATCGTATGAGCAGATCCATCTCTACCAGGATAATAGACCGTCCACGCTCTGTAAGGAATCTCTATCACTTGAGTTACATCATCAGGAAGCGATGATGACCTAGCTCTGAACTTAACTCCATCCACATCAGAAATATAATCCGAGCGTATTTCTACTTCCCAATTGTAAGCATATGCAGGTTGTCCTAAACTTGATATTCTCTCTACGCCAGCCATATCCTAACTCCTTAACAAAATTATGGATAAAATTTATACTCAACTTAAAACCAACTAGAATGCAATTCCACCAACTTCTTCAAAATCAACACCCGTTCTAGTAATAACTGCTCTCAAGTGAATTCCTCTAATTCCTCTAACAGGTTTCAAGAATAGATCAGCAGTAAGAATACCATTGTCTATGTTGATAGGTGGATTGTTTCCATCTGGATCTCCGAGTGGATCACATTTAACCAAGAAGTCATACAAACCACCAGTCCTCTTCACCTCAGTCAAATAATCTGTAATAGCACCAACAAAATTACGTCTTGTATCCTCAATCAAAGGTTCAAACAGATAGGACTTCGCTAGCTTAACCAGCGAAGCTCTCATTTCAATTAAACCACGCCTTATCTCTAAATAGGTAAAAGCAGAATCGTTAATTTGTAGAGTTTCATAACCCCACAGGACATACTGACCAGGAAACCTCCTAAATATGTTAATCCTCTTAGGAGCTAGCTGGTCGTGATCTGCTTCAGTATAATAAGCAGTAAGACCTAATGCAGATATAGCACCGCGATTAACTCCAGCCGCCGCTACCCAAGGTCTATAATATCTGTCAGTAGTAGCCATCAGACCCGCAACTATTCCAGATGGAGGAATAATCATCTGTTCATCATTATCGTAATCATAAGTCTTGATCCAAGGAGCGAACAATGCCGCATAGCTAGAATCAACAGCTAGGGTAGTATCTCTATAAGATATAACATCCTCAACACTTGTAATATCATACGGAACATCAAGAAGAGCTACACAATCTTGCCTAGACTCTGCTATGTTCACCATATTGGTTTGTATCTGCTCATCGGCAATACCACCTTGGATAAGCAATCTTATAGCGTACTGATCAGTATTCCTATACAAATTCCAAGCAGTAATCAAATCGCCTGACGATACTGAACTACCATCATTACCTTCAGCAAGATAAAGACTTGTAGTTTCTTTAGGTAGTTCAGCAGTAGATGATGGATTCTTATAAACTCTAATGTAATCAGATCTATTATTGATTACATTCTCTACATAAAGAGAATTACCCCATCCATCCTTAACATTAGAAACTAGTGAACAAAGAAAAGACTCCACTAACTCGCCACGATAATGAACCAAAACTCTAAAGGTTTTATCATCAGCGTTTACATCACTGATAGTAACAATTAAATCATTATTCCAAGCCCCAGGATCAGCTCCTATAAATAGCAAACAATCTTCCGTCTGCCATGCATAATCATTAGGATCAGCTAATCCTGAGGTAAGTGAATAAGAATCTCCTGAAGCTCCATCTTCCACAACTACAGCTCCACCATACAATGCACCAGAACCAATGGCTCTAACAACCCACAATCCAGCTCCTTCTTTGGACAAGAAAGACAAAGCAACATAGTGCTCAAGAACATCAGATTCTACTGTTCCAGCAGTAGTAAAAAGCAATTTATACCTATCCACACTAGAAACGAATACTGGCTCAATAGGTCCTTTCTTAGCTCTAACCACTATCGCTCCAGGCGTGGATAGTTTATTAGGCGAATAAGAACTAATATCTATCTCTGACCAAATTACTTTTGGACTTGCAAAAGTAGGCATTTCCACTTCCTCCTAATCTTAATCCTTTATATTGAATTCTTTCTTAAGAAACCTAAGCACTTTATCCTTGTTCTTGCAAATAGGATCACCTTTCCTTTTCCCGCTACAGCCATACCTATTGTAGAAGAAATTAACCCTAGCTACTGCTTGCGCATAGGATTTAGAAGCCTTAGCCACAGTTTTAGCTATGGTAGCAGGATCTTTTGTAAATAAATCCTCAGGTGGATGCCATTTAGTCTTAACCTTGCTAGCCCAAGTAGTTCGTTCTATCAGGTCTATTAACTCTCTAGCTAAACTCATGTTTCCAACTCCATGATTGAAATATTATCTCATAGGAGGCAAACCAACTATAAAACCAGCTTCTTTTAAAGCTTTAACCAAATTCCACAAATGTTTGCACATAGCAGGTATATGCATAAAATTAACCGAAGGCCAGTAAGTAGTTTTTCTTTTATATGGTTTAGGACGCCTTCCATAGATAGCTTTACGTTGCCAAAGATACCAACCAAATCTATAATAAAAGTCTTCACAACTACACCTAACCTGAACTCTGGTAGTTTTAGCATCTATCTTAGTCATAGGAATAAATTTAGTAACCCCAGGTCTTACTTCATGAGGTATAATCTTATATCCTGAAAGATCTCCAGTCCTTGCCCACTTCCGCATGATTTTAAGATATTTAGGTCCTCGATCTACAAACTCAAATCCTCCAGTAAACTGTATAGCTGTCTTTCTAGGAGTCGTAACTCCAGGTGTTCCAGGCTCTACAAGAGCAGTTACTGTCAACGATTTCATGCCTACCCTAGGAATAAATTTCCATTGGATTATTCTTAGATGCTGATGAGGAGGAGGAATGCGATCGATCTTTGATTGCACCTTATCATATAAATCTGTATTTTTATATAGATCGTATAAAGTCAACCCTTCACCTCTTAATTTTTCTAATAGTTCCAAAAGATCCTGGGCTTTACCCATCTATCTATCCCCAAGCCAAATACCATTTACTAAGCTCTCCTAACTCCTCTAAAGCTTCCTGCTCTAATCCTTTCCCTTCGGAAACTAGATCTACTCCATCAACAGCAATAGGAAAACCTTCAAGCACGAAAGCCTTTCTAGCTCTCCCCAAAGCTTGAAGAAACTTTCCAGCTAACAGTTTAAAAAACAATTCATCTGAAGTATCAATAGTATCTACATAATAAACCTGTCCATCGTATTCTAGCTTATGTTTATATACGGCTGTAACATCATACTCGCCGTCTACTGTTACATATAGAATAGGAGGACGATAATCAAAAGGAGCTCTCCTTGGAACATCAACCTCATTGCGGTACTCTTGGAGGATGTCTTGATAAATAGCATTGTAGGGAATGCTAACCAACATTGCTTTAGAAACCCAATCAGGTACTCCATAATCATGTCCTGTAAAATCGTAAGACATCCCTGTTACAACAATATTAAACTTGCGATCAATAGGTCTGTACTTGCTATAAATATCAAGAGCAGGCTGAACCAGCTTCCTAAACCTATCAAGATCTATTTCTAAATCACCTTCAAACAGAAACTGACCTGACTCTATGAGTACCTGACTATAAATCTCGTCCAAAGTCATGTTAGTTTACCTTTTTCTTCCTTCTGGATAACTTCTTGTTTTCTTCAGTTCTGTTTTCTGACTCTTTGGACTCAGACTGCTCTTCTTTCACTTCACTAACCTCAGCTTCCAATTCTTGAGAAGCTTCCTCTTTCCCTTCTTCAATTCCCTCTTTAGTTGATTCTTTCTTATCTTCTTCCTCAACCTTTTCCTCAACAGAAACTAAATCTATTATGCCCATCTTCTGAAACATAAGCAATTCCTTGTTGTAAGGACCAAGGGCAGAAACAGGCCAAACCGATTCTTTCTCTTTAATGACCAAAGGAGACATACCTACCTTGTTAATCCTAACAATACCCTTGGCTTTCTTTATGATTTTAAGTTTATCCATCAACAACCCTCCCTTAGAAAGAGGGTCGCACGAATGATTAAAGCGACCCTCTATTACAATCAGAGACTATTAGCTGGTTACCGTGAGCTTAGAAATAAAGTTGCTAACAAGCACCTCCACTCCAGCCCAGACTGCGGCGGCTCTCTGATTACCAAGTGGATTCTTACCAGCTGGCAAGGTAGTGGTAACCGTAAGAGGCATAAACGGAGCATATACTCCAGCCGCTTCAAATGGATTAGCTCCCTTATAGATTCCTATGGCCTGATCAGCGTTCAGAACGCTTGCATCAGTAACCCTAACAACTACCATACCATCCAAAGTACCAAATATATGAGCGCCAATTGTAGAACCATCAGCTAGTTTCTCAAATCCAGGGAGTGTAGATACAATAGCCGCAACATTCCTACCTGCCACAAGAGCAGAAATAACACCACGTCCAGCTTGACCAATCATAGCAGATTCTACATCAGCAAGAGCATCTTTAAAGGTTTGTTTATGTTCATAATAACTAACTCCATCTGGTGGAGTCTTAGACCAGTCAGTATTAACAGGAGCATTAGCAACAAATTGACGAATAAGATCACCACCTATTTCTGCGTTTATTTCAGCGACAAGATCCCTAGCAAGCTCATCTTCAGCGACAATTCCAAAACGTTTCCTCATACCAAAGCTCTGAAGCATCCCTATGGTACCTTTAAGAGCATACACCTTAGCCATTATCGACGTGCTAGCCCATTCTGTACGGATTTTAGGAATATCATCAGCCGCCTCATAGTTAGCCTGATAGCTTGCATAGATACTAGCACCATTAGCTGGGGCAGTAGCAAAGGTCAGCGAGATCGCACCAGTTACATAGTTTACGGTTCCACTAACACCAGCGCCTATAATGTTTCCATTACCATCGTCCTGACCAAACACCGTGGTAGAACCAGAAACTGTAATCTTCAGAGTCTGGCTTCTAATAGGAGGCTGAGCAAGTGTAACATTAAAATCCGTTGTAGCTCCATCACCAGTAGCTATAACTTCTCCGCTGATATAGTTGCTAGCATATCCCGTAGGAGTAGAACCACCAGAAGTAGCGCTAGCAAGAGTATCACCAGCAGTAACTGAACCTTTGGTTGTATCAGCTTTAACGTTCTTGAAATATACAGTTCCCTGCTCTTCCTCTATCCTGAATGTTCAGTTAGGCTCGCCAAACCTAACCCGTCGCATTTGCGACCGCCCTAGGTTTCCCTAGGGAGCAGACTATATCACCATCCTTCACATCCACTTTAAAGATATGAAGGATGCCTCCCGTTTCGACCGCCAGTGGCTTGCGGCCTACCCTACTCCCTTCCCCAGACTCCTGGGTCTGAGTGGTTTCGGTAGTCGTTGAACCTTCCCATTCTAAATTCAGGAATGGGCTTGGCTGCTGGTTACCCATTTCGAGCTCGAAAAAGCTCTCATCCTGAGGATTGTTACTTAGATATCCTCTAATCTTTAACCCTACCATCTAAGTACCTCAGGCTTTAGGGCTTCCCAGCAATTAGGGAGGTTTTACACTAGAGATTACTCTCTAGCGGCCCATATTACATAGGCTGAACACTAGCAATAATAGGAACTACACTCGTACCATAAGCAACGGTAATAACGTCATAAGCAACATTAGGAATCTTGCCAAGCTGATTAAGATTACCATCTTCCTCACAAATAGCTTTGTAAATGTCAAAAGCCTCCAGCTGACGACCAAGTGCATAGACATCGTAAGGTTGAATACCACCTTTAAC